AGTCTTCTACGTCACCACGAATCTTCATAATCGGATAAGCAATCTGGTCGAAGACATCAGCCTTCAAGTTCTCCAGATGGTCGATACGGAACTGCATACCTACCAAGTTATCCAACGGACCCATAGCGTATAGGTTGTCGGGACGAGGACGCCAGCCAGCATGGAAGATAGGGGAGTGACCAAGCCAGCTAGGGTTCTCTTGGTTGCTGATGATGTACGCACGATCAACAACAGTAATGATACGATCAGTCCAGAGGGTCTGTTCGTTGTAGTCGAAGAGGTCACCGTAGAAGGTAAGCACTTCAACAAAGTTAGACTCGTAGTAATGCTGGATAGACGAGAAGCCATCAGCAATGAAGCCAGATGCTTTGTCCAACATACCGTCACTGTTGCCTACGTAAGCACGGGCATGGAGCATCTTGTCCAAGACTTGCTTGAAGTGAGCATTAGACGGATCAGCTTCTACCTTCTTCTTGATCTCACCTAGGGTCAAGATACTCTTGATGATCTTAGGTGTCTTAGTAAAGGAGGAGGCAGTAGGATTGAATACGATGTCGTATGGCGACACACGAACTACACGTGGTCCTTCATAGGCGATATTGAAGGAGCCATCTTCTTTGCTAACAATCGTGGACTCATACTCAACAGTAGCGAAGCAGTTGCCGTACTGAATCCAATCGTACAAAAGATCAGAGGCTGTGTTCACAAAGTCAGATTGACGTACCTTGTTCTCCATAAAGGATTGGATGGTGTCAATCTTGGTACGCTTGTTGCTTGCACTATCAGCAGGTTCAAACCGCATCCACTTCTGTTGAGGGAACAGAGTGGCGAAGTAGTTAGCATGGAGGTTATCCATGATCTGCGTAAGCTTAGGGGTGGTCGTAGTGTTAGACCAAGGAAGAACTGCGTTACCAGTAGTCTTAGTGTCGGTAGCGTACAGATAGTTACGAAGTTCTTTCTTCTCTTCTACCCAAGTAGTACGAAGTTCACTCCACTCACGCCAGCGATTAGCAATCTCTACAGCCAAGTTGTCTGGCCCTAGTACGTGCATGATGTCAATAGTTTCGCCAGCCATTACGCAGCACCTCTAAATTTGTGTGAAGACCAGACCACATTACTCTTACGTTGTCTGTGGACAGTCTTACTTGGAGCAATAGCCATATCAACTACAGAAGCTAGAGCGTCAATTACGTCATCGTGAGCAGGGTTACGTGTAGATAGTTCTTCTTCTAGGATCTGGATGTTGCCACCACGATAGTGCCACATCTGCATATTGTCGTAACGAGGTTCAAGGATAGAAGCGATACGTTCTTGCTTGTTGCCTTGGTGCTTGTTAGGACGATACTCTTCGATACTAATAGATAGACCGTGCTGCTTGATTAGTTCCTTAAGCTGCTTAACGATTGCTACCTGAGCAACAGTAACTTCAGCCCTCATCTTCCTGAACGACCACTTGTTAGACAGTACTAGGATATGCTCGAAGTACTCAATGATACGGTCAGTCTTAAAGCGATCAATGTCTAGGACCAGTACGTTGTTCTCTGAGTCAATACCAATAACGACAATGGCAGTAGAGTCAGAACGCTTACCCAAACTAAATGCAAAGTCTACAGCAGCAAAGACGTTAAGACGGTTCTCTTTGTAGAACCAGTAACCATTCTCAAGTCTCAGGAACTTACGGTCGTAGTACTGGAACTTATCGCTACCTACTGGTACGTTGTCAGGGTCAGATGGGTTGTTGTAGTACTGTGCCCTGAACTGTCCTTTGTCCAAGTACTGTCCACGTTTCTTAGCCAAGATTTGAGCATCGAAACCAAACCACTTACCATCTTTACGTTGTTGACGGGGCCAGAGGAACTGTCCAGTACCGTCACCATTCTCTTCTACTGCTTTCTCAAAGACTTCGTAGATGCTTTCTTCTGCAACCTTATTGAACTCTTTGTCGTAGATATCCTCAGCCATAGACATGAGGTCGTTGTACAAATCAGCGGGGTGGTAACGAGTACCAACAACCCACTCCTTAGCATTCGCACCTTCGATAGAGGAGAGCAGGGAGTACTGGCTCTTAACCTTACCTCGACCCTCACCTGAGTATGCGTTCTCATATACAACTACGTCATCAAGTACAGCGATGTCACAGTGCATACCAGTTAGAGAAGTAGTCAGACCACCAGTGAAGATAGAAGGATCACGAACATTCTCTTTCTTGCGGATAGGGTGGTCTAAAGCAATTTCAGAGTTAGTCCACTTAGCCCGCTTACCTTCGTCTGCATTCACATGATCAGGCCAGTACCTACGATAAGCGTCACAGGTAAGGATACCCTTCATAAAGCCTAGCTGCTTCTCTGCAAGGTTAGCAGTAGCAGAGATGTACAGCACACGTAGGGTAGGATCTTTAGTAAGCTCCCAGACTACACGGTACGCAACCATACGGGACTTCTGATGGTCACGAGGAAACAAGACAAGTTGGTGTGTCTTATGTTCTTGACGGGTCCACCAAGAGAGAAGATCTGAGTGACACTGACCTAACATCTGGTCAGAAGAAACTAGACGGATAAAGGTTTCCAAGTCATTTTCAGCAGCTACCCTGATTTGGTCTACAGTAGCGTTCATGTAAAACGTAACCTTAACTATCTATGTGTGGCAATTATACAACACATCTTTTAAGTTGTCAATACCCTTTACAGGCAGCGTCGATAGAGGCGATCAGCTTAGCTCCAGTAACGACAGACTTATCTCCGCCATCTAGGGCTAAGGCGTTAGCGTGTTGTGTACGTACAATAGCCGTACCGTCACAGATGGCCTTTTGGTTTACCACGTTCATACAACCACTCACGCAGGACAGCAGGATCATCGCCAAGAGTGTCTGTCGCATGGTCTATAACCTTCCTCGTATCAGCATAGGCCGTAGCAGCCCGTAGGGAGGCCTCCTGGCGCTCATCTCGTCTTCCAGCTACCCATATGGCCCACACTAGAAGTACCCCTCCTACGGTCCACACAACGAGCCTACGGAGGTAGGACGAAGTTAAGGACCATAGAAGCATCATGCTGCTTTACGCTTATTCCAGACAGACCACAGAGCGACAGCAATAGTGGTAGCTGCACCGCCTAGGGTAGTAGCAGTCTCAGCATCTACCATACCCTTACCGACAAGGTAGCCACCAAGAGCAGATGCTAGTGCGCGGACAATACCGCCTACTTCAACTGAGGACATTACTTTACTCCAAACAATGCAGCTAGTGCTCGAATGATTATAGTGATCAGTGACTCAGACTTTTCCTTAGCAGGTTCTGCTACGTGCATATCCGCTACTACGAAGGTAGGGCTAAGGAAGAGTTTACGTTCAGCTTCACGACGACGAATAAGACCCTTGTTTACTTTGCCACCAGCTTTGTTCCATAGAAGGATAGCATCAGCAGCCTTGACGAACTGTCCTTCATTGACCATCATAAGAGCAGAGGAGCGAGAGAAGGCATGGGGGCCGATGTTGTAGGCTAGGGATAGCAGCGCACCAAACTGGTTGTCGTTCACTTCACGAATAAACTTAGGCTGGATCTGTTCAGCAAACTTCTTCAGACCAGCCATCAAAAGTAGTTCAGCTTCTTCTAGTGTAATCTTCATACCAGCCTTAGGTACTACACCTAGGCCAGCACCTTCAGTCGTACCGTAGCCAATAGTCCATACACCAACGATGTCTTGGTATGCCTCAAGTTTGCATCCCTCAAACTCTTTAACAAGGTTGATAGTGGCTTGGTTGATATTCACTTGTGTGTATCCCTCTGGAGTATAATCATCTGCAACTCATCTAGTCTCTTCAAGATGTTTGCAAAGCCATCCTTGATCTCTTTAAGCTCACGATCATGGTTTTCCTTAGTCAAGGCAAACTCACTTTTTATGACAGCAATTTCTGTCTCGTGGTTTTGCGTCATCTTGTAGTGCATCCAAACGAATGCAACGATAGGAACTACAGCAAACTGAAGGAGTAGTTTAGCTAACTCAAGAAGGCTAGTTTCTTGTTGCATTTATTGAAGCCTTGCTGGGACTTAGGTTAAGTCAGATGGGGTAGGGGAAACGAGCCTTGATCTCTGCGACCTTAGCTTGCCATTCCTCAATAGTTGCTTCGCCACGCTGTGCCTTGAAGAACAGTGGGTCAGCCTCTGTACGGTATGCTTCTGCACGGGCTGCTTGCTGCTGCTCAAGGGTAGGGATCAGCTTCGCGGGGTCGATCTTGATAATCATTCTGTAGCCTCCGACATGACGAATGGGTTTTCAGAACCAATTCCGTAGTCAGCGCCCACTCCGTCCGTAAGGTCAACCTTGTCAACCACCCAAGCATTGCGCTGTGTACGGTCAGCGGGGATGTCGGCTGCGTCAACGATTTTGAAGGGTTTGCCAAATGGCACGTCCTTCAAGGCGATCTGTTCGACCGTCAGGCCGCAGTCTGGTGCGGGAACAATTACGGAAACGCTCCCGTCATCGTTGCTGTATATGATGCGTTGGGTCATGATATGGTCCTTTCAGCGGAAGATGGCGACGTATACGGCAGGAATATCAACTAGCGTCCCACTGGTGCCACTATACTCTGTAACAAGCCTGAACGAAGTTGTGGACCGCCCGCCAGTATAACCAGCGCAAGTTCGCACGTTTGCTGTGGTGGTCGTATCTCTTTCAATGGAAATATTTGCCGAATAGTTTGCATCAGGCATCGCGGTAGTAAAGTTTACTGTATAATCACCAACTCCGTTGTCCGTGATGCTTGTGACATTTCCAGATGCACGAATTGCTACAGTACCTGTGCCGTTGAAGTTTACCCAAGCACGACAGCCGTATGCAGTAGCAACAGAGCCAAAGCCTGAGTTAAATTGGATATTGGCAGAAGCATCAGACGCAATCACAGAGCCTGTTGAAGCTGGCAAGGTTAGCGTGTTTGTACCCGCAACAGCAGGGGCAGCAAGTGTTACCGTACCGCTGGTGTTGCCTGTTAAAACAAGTGAACTCATATATTTCCTTTACAGAACAACCCAGCGAGCGCCGGAGGGGACAGTGACAGTGATGCCGCTATTGACGGTGATCGGGCCAACAGACATTGCGTTAAAGCCAGTGCTGAGAGTATAGTTTGTTGTGACAGTCTGGCCGTTTTCCACAAACACCTGGTCAGCGCCGCCGCCAGTTGCGCCGCCGCCCAAGGCACCCCAAGCTGTTGCGCCGTAGCCTTCAAACTTGCCGGTCGTGGTGTTGTAGCGCACCATGCCGGTGACGGCGGTGGGGCGTTGGCCGGTGGTGCCTACGTTGAGCTTGGCGGCACCTGTACTTGTGAAATTTACTTGGCCTGAAAAAGTAACCGTACCAGTGGCCGACAGTGTGGTAAACGCGCCGGTGTTGGGTGTGACGTCGCCAATGGGAGGTGGGGCACCAAAAGAAGTGATGTCCAACGGGATGGCAATGTTGTCTACGGTGTAAAGCAACACATCGTCGGCGTCCTTAACTATGAACTTGTAGCTGGTGGTGTTGAGCAACCAGATGTTGGCTTGGCCAAGCGAGTCCAAGATGATCGGGTTGGTGTTGGGTGTAGCAGCGGTGTAGTCGGTGTACGTAGCGATAGGTGTTGAAGTGCCCGCCGCATAGGTGTAGATTTTGCCTCCGACAAGAGGCAAGCCATCCGATCCGAAGATTTGCTGTTTGGGTGAGGGGGTTAAGCCAGCCATGTGTTTACCTCAAGTTGTTTTGGTTTTCAGGCGCAAGCATGTTACTAACCCCCGAACGGATTTGCACCGCTGCTTTTTCAGCGGCGACGCCTTTTGATCCTTGTTTTAACACAGACGGATTGGACAGTATTTGCAATACTCTACTGCGTTCTGCACCAGGCAAAGTTTCTAGCAAGTCAGCAGCACCTTTAGGTGTTTTAAGAGCTTGCGTCAGCACTGCCATACTCTTGTTGCCAATTTTCTTTTCTAGCTCACTGATGGCTTGGTTACCTGCCGTAGTCCAAAAATTAAGCCAAGAAGGAAATCTGAAATTAGAAGTCTGTTGGGATACCAACTGTGTCAACGCTTTTTGACCCTCGGTGACTTGTTCTTTAACCGACATTTGGGTCAAGTGTTTTTGCGCTTGATTTCGCATCACTGTCAAAGTACTGTCGGTCAGTTCTGCCGCTATGTTGTACTTGCCTGACCCCAAAATCTTTTCAACAGCCTCTGGCGATTCATTTTGAACCAAACGCACA